GAGCATCGAGGCGTTTGCCTCGGCCTCCTTGAGCGGATCGACCCAGGACCAGCGGCGGCCCTGGAAGCGCGAGGCGCGCGCGAACTTGTCGAGCTTGTCGGCCGGCAAGGCGCTGCCCGAGTCGAAGGTGATGCGGCCGGACAGCAGGGACAGGGCCAGCCATTCCTCATAGATCGGCGTCAGGAAGGAACCGATCAGCCAGTCCTGCAGGATCATCCACACTTCGCGCTCGGCGAGCTCGGCGATGCGGGCCGACGAGTAGTTGACGTCGGTCATGTCGCCGGTGAGGTTGTGGGCGGCGACGTCCAGGCCGGAGGCAAGGCCGCGCAGGCAGGCTTTCAGGAAGCTCTCGAAGTTTGCGTGCGGATACTCGGGATTCCATGAGTTGAGCTTGTAGCCGGGCGGCAGCTCGAACAGTTCGCCGGCTTCGACCTTCATCTGCGTCAACCCGCCGGCGGTGCCGTCGGACATCATAGCGGTGGCGTCCGGCGCTTCTTCGCTGCGCTCCAGGGCGGCGATCTTGCTGGCGCCGATCTGCGCGGCGGTGACGGCGGCTTCCTCGAAGTTGTGGATGATGCTGCCGCGCAGAATCACGGCGTGGAACCAGGAAATGCCTCGCACCTGCTCGGCACGATCGGGAACGAACAGGTGCAGCATGTCGGCGGCGGGGACGCGCTCCACGGTCTGCGTTGTGGCGTTCCAGTTTTCGCCGGGGTGCGCGGTGCGCACGTGGTACGCGATGACGCGCGAGGTGGAATCGATCTCGACGCCCTGGCGGACCATGTTGCCATTGGATAGACGGCCGTTCAGCGCGTCGTCGAGTCGGTCGGCCTCGAGGAGCTGCAGGCCCAAGCCATACGGCAGGTTTCGATTGCGGATGATGCGGACCAAGCCCTCTCCATCGCGGGCGACGCCACGCACCAGGGTGCGCATCAGCGAGTAGAGCGTCGGGTGGCGGCCGGAGATGTCGGCGGTACGTCCCCAGCGCTCCCAGTGCGACTCAATGGCGTCGTTCGCGGTCTTGTCGAGCGTGCTGGGCTTTTTGGGGTCGCGCTGGTCGCGAAGGGCGCGCACCTGGAGCTTGGGATTCTGGCGGCCGACGATGTTGGTCGAGACCAGCGTCAGGAAGCGCTTACCGTGCTCGTTGTTGGCTGCCAGGCTGCGCGCGCGGGCGCGCAGGATGGGCAACGCGAGGTCAAGGTCGGCATTGACCGATCCGGACCATGTGGCGAGGCTCGATGTCAGGCGGCCAACGGCGCCGCCAGCAAAGCCTGCCGAGCCGCCGGTGCCGTAGGTGGCGGAGAAGGCGTCGCGCTTGCCGGTGAGCGCGCGCCAGGCGCCGCGCAGGCGATCCTTGAGGGTCATGGGTTGGCTCTTCATATGCGGAACTGGATCCGGCGGGGCGTGGCCAGGCCGGCGGCGATTCGCGCGGCGGCGTCTTCGGCGTCCACTTCGGCCTTGTAAAGCTGGCGCAGCTTGAGCAGCTCGGGAATGGGGACGTAGCGCATTTGCCGGCCGGCGATTTCGTAGGACTCGACGCCAGGATTGCGGCTTTCGATCCACGACTCGATTGCCGACAGCGTCTTGCGCGCGTGGCTGCGGTCGTCGAGCGCGTTGGTTGCCACGCCCGAGCGATAGTCGGCGTCGATGGTGAGCGAGCCGGCGCCGATGGTGTACTTTTCACTGCTGCCGCCTTCAACCCAGGCCTGCCAGGTCCAGTCGCCTGGCGCATAGCTGGTGCTGGTAGCGGCCGTGACGGTGATCAGGTGATCGTTTCCGGAAGCGGTGGCGACAACCTCGAAACCTGGCGCGGTCGGGTGCTTGAATCGGTACTTGAGCGTCCAGGACGTGGCCGGGTAGTCGGCGAGCGAGCGCGACCATTTCCAGGTGTCGCCGGAGCGCAGGCGGGTGGGCTCGGTGGTGGCGATGTCGGTCATCGTGGCTTTCTCAGGCAGTGACGACCGGCAGCAGGCCGGCGAGCACCAGCTTGCGGCCGCTGGGCGTCAGGGTGACCAGGCAGCGCAGCTTGTAGGTGGAGCCATCGACACCGCCGATGACGGTTTGCATCACCTGGCTTCCGGAGACAAGTGGAGCGCCGGAGAGGATGGATGACGGCGACGTGTCTGGGCCTCCGGTGGCGGAGGCCGTTACCGTTGGCGTACCGGTGATCGATTCTCCGGCGATGAGGCCGGCCGCGAACTCGAACGTCACGGCGATCTGCTCTGCGGGGTCTTTGTTGGATAGCTGCTGTGTCATGTGACGACAACCTGCCAGGTGCTTGCGGCGGCGGTGAGGGTGCGATCGGGAGCGGCCAGGGTCATGGTGTAGCGGGGATCGCCAATGGGCACGCCCGTGGCGCCGCCGTCATAGGAGTCGACGGCGCTGTCGTAGGGGTCCACGTCATCGTATTGGGCGAGGCTCATCGTTGCGCCGGACGCTGGTCAGTGGCTCAAAGCAGCTTCGCCATATTCGTGGCGTGGCCGGCGTTGAGCGTGGTCACCAGAGCATTGGCGGTGTCGAAGGTGACGGCGCCGACCATGGTCTTGGTGATGCCTTCGTGGGCGCCTTCGCCGGCCGGCAGCGTGGTGCCGTAGTCGAGGGCGTTCCATTCGCGCTGGGCGGCGACCAGGGTATTCAGGGCGTCCCAAATTTGTCGGTTTGCGGCGCGGATGAGGCTGATGTAGTCCTGCGATCGGTTGCTCATGGTGCGGGCTCCTGTGGATTCGGTTAGGTGAGCAGTCCGAGCGCCTGCAGCTTGGCTTCAAGCTGGTCGACGCGGGTCTTGAGGTTGTTGATGGTGGCAATGGCCAGGTCGCGATTTCCGGCGGTGTCCCAGCCGCCTGCGGCGGTGCCGGTGCCGCCGGCTGGGGCGGCGGCGACGGCGGCGGTCAGGGCGGTCGGCTTGACGACGGCGGTCGCTCCGAAGAATCCGAGGCGGGCGACGCTTCCGTCGGCCTCGATGCGCAGGCCTTCTCGGGCGGCTGCGGAATCCGACGCGGACAGCGCGAGCCGGCTCTTGCGCGAGGCGTGCGTGGCGTCGGTCCAGGTCGCGGTGATGTCGGCCTGTTGGGTGTCGTTGGTCGTGCTGGATTCGGCGGCGAATACCAGGCGCGGCCCGAGTCCTGCGGCGCCGACGCCGGCGCCGGTGACGTTTTTCGTCAGGGTTTCGACGGTAACGGCCGCGTTTGTGGTGGCGTCGGTCAGGCTGTGCGTGCCGGCGCCGTAGATCGTCGCTGCCGTCGTCTGGTTGATGGTGCCGAGTACGGTGGTGTTCGCGCCTAGGCCGACGGCGTTGGCGCCGATGACGATGCTGTAGCTGTCGGAGTCGTTCAGGCCCTTGGCAGAGTATCCAACATATGTGCAGTTCGGCGCCGTTGTGAGAGCTGTTGAACCGTCTGCCTGATAACGGCCGGCTAGTGATCCAATGCACGTGCCCGTGCTGCTCGTCAGGCTGTACCCTGCGGCAAAGCCAACGGCCGTCAGGTCTGTCCCAGTTGTAATGCTAAATGCAGCGGTGGCCCCGAGCGCAGACACTTGGGAGCCTGTCGTCAAAGAAAATCCTGCATTTACTCCAATCAGCGTCGCATCTTTGCTAGTCGACACGGAAAACCCGGATTGTCGACCGACAGCCGTCGTGCGAAGCGCAGTGGTTGCAACGGGTAGCGCGTTTTGCCCTATTGCTGTCAGGCCTGCGCCCGATTGACTCAAAGCAAACTGCCCTGCTTGCGTGCCAAAAAAGGTATTTCCAATTATTCCACACGCCCGAATTTCCCACCCGGAAACCGCTCCTGACGTCTTGCCTTGCACGAGCGCCGTTGATCCAGAAGTTATCTGCCGCAGGGATACAGACGACAGAACGCCATCAAAATCGTTGGTGGGGGTTATTACCAAACCGGATGTTGAAGTCGTTGTTGGCCCAAAAATTCCAGACGCCGTCTGCGTAGCCAGAGATTGTCCGCCAACGGCGAAGGTAACGCTTCCTGTTGTGCGTCCGGAAATTGTCCACGAAATCTGGTGTTTGGTTGAGTTGGCAATTGTCGCGCTGTGCGATAGCGCATTGGCGCCTCCTCCGTTCGCGTGCGTAAAAACGTCATCCGGGCTTTCTGTCCAGCCGCCCGGCACCGTCCATCCTGCCGTAGTCAGCAGCTCGCCTCCGAGGGTCGGGCCATCGGTGGCAGCGGTCCCCTGAATGATGATCGTGCCACCTGTCGCCGCGAACGTCGTCACTCCACTCGCTGCAACCGTCGCGCTCAGGTAGTTTGCGACATCGTACCCAAGCCGCAATTGCTCAGTCGTTGCCAGTCCGTGAATCTTGGCAGACGGCGAGAGGGTGCCGACGCCGAGGCGGGCGGCAAGCTCGTCGTAGGCTGACGCTGCCCCGAGGTTGATCTTCCCCTTGGTGGCATGCGCCGTCGAAGCGAGCGTCAGCGTTTCGCTTGCCGCCGTTCCGCCGTTGAGCGTTTGCCCGCCGGCCACGCCACCCAGGCGCGCCAGCACCGGCGCAGCCGTCGTGCCGATCTGCGCTTCGATCGCCTCGATGGCGTCGTTCACGTCCGCATGCTGCGCGGCGTGGCCGATCCTGGAATCGGTTGCCGCGGGGTTGGTGAGACTGTCCAGCGAGGCGGGGAACAAGATGGTCATATCAAGAAGGTGGCCGGGTGGGAAATGCGCTCGTGGGCAGTCTGGGGAAAGCGGCGCCGAAAGTTAAGGCAAAAAATGGCACTCGTCGGAGCGCTGCCAGCCAGGCTCTGGCAGCAGCAGCAGATAGCCCTGGTCTTCCTTGAGCCGGATGCCACGGTGCGATGGGAACATATCGAGAATCCACGCCGCACCGTCAGGCGTTGGCGCCCCCGGCACTCCTTCGGGTAGGTTGCCATCCTGGTATTCGCCAAGCTCATAGATGCGAAGGTCGTCGATGAGAATGACGTCCAGCGCAAGCCTGGCGGTGAGGCTGAGCAGCTCGCGACGCAGGGGCAGTCGCTCGTCTTCGGGGATGCCTGCGCAGGCGTAGTCGCCCAGGCCGTAGCCGGCGCCTGGATAGTGGGCGTCGAGGAAGATCAGCGCCGGCGGCAGGGAGGACTTAGCAAAAAGGCTGATGAACAGCCCGGACTCCATGCGCACGATGGACACGCGGGGATCCTCGTTGAATCGCGCGATGGCGCCAGCGGCGAGCAGCGGCTCGATTTCGCAGGACAGAAGGTGCTGAAACTCGGGGTTTGCGGCGGCCCAGGCGAGCGAGTTGCCGCGCGCGGTGCCGGTCTCAACAAAGGTCTTGAGGTTGTACTTGCTGACGATTGGCGCCAGGTCGAAGCGGTGGAGGCTGCCCATTCATTGCCCTTTCTTGATGCGGAAGATGGTTCTCCTCGACACGCCGAGGACGGCGGCGGCGCGCGTCGGGGAGTGTTCGACGGTGCCCAGGGATTGCAGGTCGTGCCGGTGCTGCGCTTTTGGGAATCGAGCGATGTAGACGCGCTCGCCGGCATATTCGCGGCGCACGGCGAGCTCGCCGAGGCGCACGGCGTCGTCGATGGTGCGGCCTTCGGCGAGGGACTGGCGAATGGTGTCGGCAAGGGTGCGCAACATGGCTTCGATCTCCGGCATAGTGGTCAGTGACGGCCTATGCGCGCGATACGGCGCGCGATCGGTCGCGTGGGGTATGGTGTGGGCTGGGCGGCCGTTGGCACCGCGGCGGCCGGCTGCTGTGCGTCGGCGCCAGGCGCCCGGCTGGTGACGTCCTGCGCGGCCAGGGCAGCGGCGCGGCGGTCCCAGTCGGCGGCGCGCCACTTGTGCAGGCGCAGCTCGGGGTGGTGCGTGGCGGCGTAGGCATAGACCCAGGTGTCCAGCGGCTCATTGCGGGCGCCGCGGCGCTTCTCGAAGCGGTTTTTAGTGGGGTTGTAGGTCTCGCTGACGAGGCCGGCAAAATACTCGGGCGGGAACTCGGACGAGAAGTGGCAGAGGCGGGACTCGGGGCTTTTCGCGGCGTCCGTGGACAGTCGGCCATAAAGCAGGTTTTTCACGGCGACGGTGCCGACGTGGTAGATCATCACGCCGGCCTTGTCGTAGGTTCCGCGCCAGTTGATGTCTTGCATCTTGCCTTTGCTGATCACCGGGGCGTTGTTGGGCACGGCTCCGAAGATGACCATGGGGCGGCGAATGGCGTGCGCCCGGACGTAGGCCTTGACGGCTTCGGTGCGGTGGCCGCCGGCGTCGATGCAGGTGGCTTCGAGGCGCAGTTGGCGGCCGCAGGCGGTTTCAA